TCTAGTGTGTAAACAGGATTGCCTTGTATGTGTATTTCTCTTAACTCTAAAAAGTCAGCAGGAAATGATATATTCTTATCGCCTCCAACTGTATCAGCAGTAGCTACCTTTAACATCTCTTGCACTCTTAAATCTCTTGAAAGACGTTCTTGTGCTAGCTCTACGAAATCAGGGATAACAGATGTTAAGTCTGAACGAGCAAGATAATTCTCTACTGTCGAGACAAAGCTCGTATAGTTAGTAAATGCCATTTAGGAATCCTTATTTGTGTTTTACGAATACAATGTAACCATTATCCATAGCAACTTCTCTGACCATCTCAAATCGTTCTTTGATTTTAGGTTGCCACCATGTATATGGTTGTTGTATTAGATGTGCATTTCTGCCATCTGGAAGTGTTTTTACTGCTGGGCCTGTATGAATAGTAAATAGCCCATATTTAATGACAACTCTTTGTAAGTCGTCTAATACATTATTAAGTAGTTCTGGTTCTATATGCTCAAGAACGTCTATACAAGTTACAAATTCTGTAGGTTCAGGGTCATCATCATAATCAGGATTGCTAGGTTCATATGCAGTATAGTTTACTTGTGATTTTATACTGTCTCTTAACCTTAATTTGCCTGCACCATAGTCTAATAAGTCTGTAATCTGAAATTGTGTGATAATGTCATCAACAATAGGTGCAAAGTATGTAGAAGCAATGCCATAGTTAGGGTTCTCATGCAGTTTTGCCTGCATCTCCCTATATTCTTCAGATATTAACTGACTCAACGACTTCTTTCCATGTTTTGTTGTCTTGATACTTAAGTGTCATACTACGATACCAAGGCATACTAGGCTGTGCATAACGCCACTGATGCCATTTTGGCACTAAACAGATAGTCTTTACACCTAATGCTGCTGCACAATGCTGTGCTGTTGTATTGACACCGATAACAGCATCTAACTCTGCAATAAGAGCTGCTGTGTCATCATAGTCTTGTGATTGCGTGGCAAATGGAAAATACTTAACCCCATCTATCTTCTCATCTACCTCGTAATCTAATGAAATTAAAATTAAATCTTTACGATTCAATAATGATTGTATATCATCTTTTGTTAATTTACGACCTTTTTTATTAGTTCTTTTATTACCACCATGTGTCGTAATACCTATAACCTTTTTACCCCAGGAGTCAAATAATGATCTCCACATTTTTCTTCTTTCTGGATCTGCAACAAGATATGTTTCACGAGGAAACTCTTTGCTATCTAATCTAAAGAACTCTGGTAATCCACCAATCGCACAACGATGGTCAAACTTCTTATCTGCCAACCATTCAGGATGTTCTTCTAATCTTGTTCCATGTACTTGTGCTTGTGGGAAGCTTCTTTTAAAGAGTCCCTCAAGTTTAGGGTCGCAGTCAATGTACACTTGCCGACTGATAGCAATAGCATCAGGAATACAGCTACCATAAAATATCTCATCGCCTAATCCTTGTTCACCATAAATAATGATGTCTTTATATGCTTGACCTTCCCATCGTGATTCATCACCATAGTGCCATTCTTTTCTAAATTTACTGCCTAGCGATAACCCCCATTGCTTCCAACCATCTGCCCATTTACCTTGTGCAAGATAAGCATGAGATAAATTCATGTGGGCGTTTTTATCGTTAGGGTCAGCTTCTAATGCAATCTTACATACATCTTCTGCATTCTTCCATTCTGATATTTGAATAAAACTTGCAGCTGCATTGCTATAGGCTAATGCGTATGATGGATCTATTTCTGCTGATTTAAGAAAGTATTTAACAGCATCTTCAAAATTATCTAGTTCATGACAAGCACGTCCTAGTGATGTCCATAATGCTTTATTGCCTGGACTTTCTTGTAATGCACGTCTGAAGTATTGATAAGCAAATGCTGGCTGATCACCCATTAAATGAATGTAACCCATAAAGTTAAGAGTCGCATCATCATCAGGATAATGTTCTAATACTTTGTGTATTAGTGGTAATGCAGAAGAGTAATCTTCACGATTAATTAAATCATGTATTGCTAATTGTACTCTTTGTAATTCTTTTCTATCCATGATTCTTGGTTGTTGTTTTTAGCCAGGGATAGTTTGTATTTATTTCTTTGAGTAATTCTTTTGTTTGGTCTTTATTGTAAATGTCTATGCCTTTTTGTTTTAACTGCATCTCAATAACAGGTGGGATACTTGCATAATGCACCCATGATTCTTTCATTCCTTTTGACCATGTCTCAGGATTGTTTCTTGCTTCTTTTAACTTTTCAACTAATGCTGTTGTATCTTGTACGCTATGAATCATATGCACATCTTTAGATGGGTCATAATCATAGTATTGTGTAATCCCAGTAATTGGGTCTTTGTCAAATAAAATAGCCATAATTAAAAATAAGGGGATATTGCTATCCCCCTATTATATACTAACGTTGATTAAACACCAACGCCTTGAACTTTAGCATGAGCATCAGGGTTATTAACCACTAATGTGTATTCTGCTGTCATCAAGTATTTAGTAGAGTCACCAGTTTTAGCTAGTTCTTCTTTTGTGATTGGACGTAAAGATGCTACACCAACGTATTGTGGGTCTAAGCATAATACAGCCTCATCACGCATGAATCTGTCTAGTTTAACTGTGTGGTTACCGTAGTCAGAAACATACACGTCAGCAGCTGCTGTAATGATTGCTTCGTCTGTACCGTTAACCATATGACGTTTCTCTGCAATACCTGCAAATGCTGAGAAAAGTTTTTTGTTTTTAGAAGACATAAGGATAGTTGTTGGTTCGCCACCGTCTACCCATGCTGCTTCTAAAGCTGACTTAAGATCTGCTTCAACAAAAGTACCTGCTGTACCGTCTGTTGGAGCTGCAACTGTACCAGATGAGAAACCTGGAGTTGTTGCTGCAGATGCTGCAGTAGCTTTAATGCTATTGCCTGCAATCCATGATTCGATACCAGCTGATGATCTAGCTGTACCTGCACCACCTGCTGATGATGCTTGGTTACGCACTAATGCATATTCCATATCACGTTTAAGTTCTTTACCAGCTTTCATTAACTGATAAGCGACCTCGCTTTTTCGGCCATACTTCTTAACCACATCATAGGTGTTAGAAATATTGACGGTCTTGCGAGAGATTTGTGTGTAGTTACCTAACACTGTTGTTGCTGCTAAAGTAGCGTATGATGCATCGTCACCTTCTAACTGAGCGTTAGTAGCTGCTGCTGCTAATACATCTGTTTGCCACTGATGGTAGGTCTGTCCTGCAGTAGATTTTTTAGCCATTGATAATAATGGTGTATCTTCAGGAGAAATATCATAAATGATATCCTGAAAGTCTTCTGCGATACCAGCACCTGTATAACTATTGGTTGCTGAAACTGCCATGATTAATTACTCCTTAAATCATATTTTCGATTAATTTAGAAGCCAATTCACTCTTTCCTGTTCTACGTAATTGATCACGCATTTTTTTGGAAGTAGCTGTTGACTTAACCTGTGGGTCTTTTGAACCTGGCTTCACTACAGGTTTGGCACTAGCGACCTTTTTCTTCGTTACCGAGTTTTTAGATTTGAGCTTTCGCCATTGCATAGCATCGTGCAGCACTCTAACGTGACGAGGATCAATAATTGCATTAAGTTCATTATCAGTAAAGCCATAATCTTTACCAACAGAAACAATTTCCTGGGTGGTCTCTGGACTCCAGTTAGGTATTTCCTTGGCAAGTTGTTCTCTACCTTTTTGTACTTTCTCTGTAATTATCTGCTGCTGTTTACTCAATGCTTGCTGCCTTTTGGCTTCAAACTGTGAAACAACGTTACTGCGTTCTTGCTGTAACTGATTATATTGGAAGAAAAGCTTTTGTGCCTCTACCACATTACTATCAGACAATCTTTGCCAGTCCACGTTCTGATACTGAGCTAATTGTTGGTCTAGTGATGTGATTTTCGCTACATCTTCAACAAGCTCACCACTTAACTGAGCACCTTGTTGGAGTTGCATTTCTTGAGCGATAATCTGCTCTTGAAGTGCTTCTAACTCTTTACGTTGCTCTGCTACTTGCTGAGTTTTTTGAGTGTAGTCAAGTCCTTGTTGAGCTAATGCCACAATTTCGTCAAGCGGTTTCTCGATTTCTTCACCATTAACTTTTATCTTAATAGATTGAACAGATTGTTCCTCTTCGGAGTCCTCTTCTTCTATCTCGTCATCAGCTTCTGGTTCTTCATCTTCGGAATCTTCTACTTCTTCTTCAACGTCAGTAGGTTCTTCTTCAAGAACTTCCTCTTCCTCTTGTGGTTCTTCTTGAATAGGCTCTACAGCTTCTTCTTGAATATCACCAAGCATCGCCTCTAAGCGACTCTGTGGCGACTGTTCTACGACTTGGTCGACCATTTTATTTCCTTTTAGTAGTTAATAAACTTATTTCATATCATTAACTTGTATTTGTGCCATTTTGCCTGTTTGCATGACATCAGTTAATGCTCTTTGAATTTGGTTTAGTGTTTGCAGTGCTATAACTAAGCGATTGTGAGTAACGTCATCGCTCAAAGGACTAGTTTGCATTGCTTCTATAATACTGTTTTTTACATGAGTGAAGGCTTCTTGATACACAACATTGTCGAGTACCTTCTGAGCTTGTTCACCCTTCTTAATTTCTTCTAATTTTTTATCTACCATACTGTGCTTTTATCTCCGCAATAGCTAAGTCTGTTTCTGCTTTTATCTGAGCTTTGAATCTTTCTAGTTCAGCCTGTGCAGCAATCTTTTCACGTTCTATTGTAACATCATTTTCAGAACGTGCCTGCTCTTGCTGTAGATTTGCTTGAGCTTTAGCTTGTGCGATTTGTAAATCACCTTGGTTTTTCTCACGCTCAATTTGCAACTGACCTTGAATCAACTGCTCTTGAGGGTTAGGCATTTTTTGTGCTGCTTGTGGGTTATTGCTTGGATCTACCCAGAATTCATCAGGGTTCTTAAATCCTGCATTCTGTGTAAGTTTAGCAAGTGCATTGTATATTTTTTCTTTGCTTGTAAGTCCAACTTGTAATGCTTTTTCTTGTAATTGTAAGATAGCATTTAAATGCATTAACTGTTGGTCTTTGTTACCAGAGCCTAATCCAACAGAGATAGATAAGTCTTTACGTTTTTTCCATTCTCTTGGATCAATTTCTACCCATTTGTTTCTTAATTTAACAATGTCAGGTTTAGTTACATTTTGTCTTACTAGTCTATGAACTAATAAGAATAAATCTTTAACACCTGTTTCTGCAAATGTTCTAGCCACTAATTCTAAACGTTGTTGAGCAGCTGACATAATTTGTGCTACGCCACTTGCTGTTTTATTTAGTGAGTCAGAGTCTAGGCCTTGGTTATATGCAGTAATACCAGTACGTTTTTCTTTCATGTCGTCCATATACTCAACCATCTGGAATGATGTTGGAGGGAATGGAGCGTGCATTAATGGTTGGATTGCAGCACCTGGTTCACCTTGTACACGAACAATACCGCCTGGTCTTGATGTTAACATATCGTCTAAGTTAACTCGATCAGAGATCGCATAACGACCATTGTTAGATAAGTACATAT